TTTCAGATACTAAACGGTTGATGGATGAACAAGAAATCAGCCTGTTATACCAGATAATGACCATCAACAATATTCCAGATCAATTAACACGCCAGTTTCTTAATGACTTCGGATATATAGAAAACAATTACAATACAATTATAAAAAACTGTCCTAATTGTGACTCTCTTATTCACAATCTATGGCTAAATGAAAATGAAAATTTATTATGTAATGTGTGCAATACTAAGATTTGCGATAAATGTTTAAACATTAAAGAATTAGAACATATTTGCGATATGAATATTATGACATCTATCAAATTAATGAATGATACATGTAGAGCCTGTCCTAAATGTAACATCTTCATTCAAAAAGAAGACGGTGGATGTGATCAAATGTTTTGCACTCAATGCAATACAACTTTTTCTTGGATCACTGGTAAAGAAGCACGACAAAATGATACGAAACACAATCCTCATTTTTTTGAATGGCAACGTACAAACGGTAATAATGAAAGACATCCTAATGATAATCCATGCGAAGGGTATTTTTTACAAAAATGTGAAAAAGAGGCGGTATATGATAATATAATTATCATTCATACTATTTTGCAGCATTCGATCGAAACGATAGATCATATATACGAGCGAGACGAGATGATAAGAGAATATTTTAGAATTGAATATTTAGCCAAAAAAATAACTTTTAAACGATGGAAAAATAAATTCAGAAAACATGTTATAACGCAAAAACGCAATTTCTACGTCAAACAAATTATACAAATATGTATAGAAACACTATACTACATTGTACTTTCACACCAAAAAGATAATGTGTCGCTGCTTATCGATACGCTTTTCAGCATGATCACCGATGCTTTACAATCAATACAAAAAACTCATGGACGAAACATTAATTACTTCATAACACTCAATCGCATCTTTTTACCTTATGGAAGACCAATCAATTAACTTAAACACAGTTTTTACATACTAAAAAAATGGACAATTATTTTTCAAATATATCTTTAGAAGACATTCATTCATTTGAAGGCATTGATTATAACCTTCATTTATTTGAAGGCATTGATGATAACCTTCGCATTGATGATAACCTTCGCATTGATGATAACCTTCGCATTGATGATAACCTTCATTTATTTGAAGGCATTGATGATAACCTTCATTTATTTGAAGGCATTGATGATGGCCTTCATTTCATTGATGATGCCGCGTCCATACCAGATATTAAGCCTGATCCCATGTCGTTGTTGTTGAATAACGCGCTTAACGAATTGGTAACGTGTATGGAAGATGACGAAGTCTCAAATTCCGAAACAACTGATGTTGATAATGATAATATGTTATCATTGTTGAATGATTTGATTTATCAAATCACTCAACCGGATAATAATATATTGATAGAGCATAATTACACGGACCGTAGATGCGATAGCAATCCGTTAAGGCGAAAGAACAAACGTGGGCGCCCATCAAAAAAAAACAACAAAAAAACCGAAGAATACGCCAAAGGCGTATCCTCCAAACACAAAAACAAACTCAAAAACAAACTCAAAAACAAACTCAAAAACAAACTCAAAAACGATAAAGAGCGTCAAAGAAGACATCGATTAAACGAGCTTTTCGATGAGCTACGAGATAGCTTTGACGAGAAGCCATGCAGTAATATGACTAAGCTTAAAACATTGAGAGAAGCAGAGTTATATTGTAATATATTTACGAGTATGGAGATATCGTACAATATGCTAAAAAAAAAGAATCGTGAGCTTATAAATAAAATTCGAAAAATGAGAAAGAATTGAAAAATATTCCTTGATTAAAAATGACGGAACAGGTCATCGCCCGTATTAACCAAACTAGCAAAAAATTTAAGTACCAACCCGGAGCAGACGCATGTCGGTGTCTGCACTGCTCGATATTCTCTCCCGAACACGGCTGTCTATCAACAAACGGCATTCAAGACTGGCAAATACCCAACGATCCAGACGAAAAATGCTGTGGCGGCTTTTGTAGAAACCAACCTGTGTGCACACATCCAGACAAAGATGAATGCTTCATAGGTCTGAGCTCATCAAATGACAACCCACTCATCGATTATGGGTGGGACCGAAAAGCGCCTATGTTGAAGTGCGTCTACGACCTCGATAAGATTAACACGCGGGTGCAGCTCAATGCGTTCAATAACAAATTTGGCGTTGATAACGACGTAGAAGCTCGTTATTGTACGCAGAAAGTTAACACATGTCCAAATAAGATGGTCGAGTGTAGCCGGTTGCTGTCTATAGGTGAAGGAGGAGATATGTGTCGATCGTGGTTTGAGAACCAGCCGGTTTCGATGAAAGATGCCACGATTCAGAATTACTGTCTCAGAAATGATACAGAGGACTGCAAGTGCGTGAACAGATTCAATAAACAATCTTATCTTTCGATGAAGGGAGCAAAGGGTATTAATGATGGATGCTGGTATATCCCGTGTTCCAATAAATCAAACTATTTAGTTCCTTCTCATTTACAAAATCCAAAATGTCCAGATAAGATGTGTGAAATTTTATTTCAATTCGGACAGACCCAAAAAGTATCTTTCGATGACGTTAAAAACGATGTAACATGTGATTTCAATTCCCAATCAAAATCATCAGAACCATCAGAACCATCAGAACCAGTTAATAAAAAAAAATTTTTTATATTATTTATAATTGTCTCGATTATTCTGCTTTTTTCGTTGAGTTATTTTATTTAAAGAGACTTCTTTTTTCTAAAAAATGTGTAATGATATAAAACGGAAAATTGCTCTGATTACGGGTATCGGCGGGCAGGATGGCAGCTATCTCGCCGAACTGCTACTGTCGAAGGGCTACATAGTGCATGGCCTAATCAGACATTGTTCTGTGGATAACAAACAACGTATTCGGCATTTGATTAATATACCGGACTTTTATCTTCATTACGGAGATATGACGCAGTCGATGGCCGTTCTCATCAAGGAAGTAGATCCAACTGAGATCTACAATCTGGCGGCTCAATCATTTGTCAAGGCGTCATTTGATATGCCGAGATACACTTGCGATTCCAACGCTACCAGTGTCATCGAGTTGCTCGAGGCGGTTCGCGTTTTGAACCCAACAATCAGGATCTATCAAGCATCAACGAGTGAGTTATTCGGTGATTCACCTCCGCCTCAAAATGAAGAGACACGATTTCAACCGAGATCTCCGTATGCGATATCGAAGTTATTTTCGTACTGGCTGGTACGTAATTATCGAGAAGCCTACAACCTTTTCGCAGTGAACGGCATTCTTTTCAACCACGAAAGTCCACGTAGAGGAGATATGTTTGTTACGAAGAAGATATGTAAAGGGGTTGCAGATATTATGTTTGGAAAAAGTGAGTCTATCGATCTTGGTAATTTGAATGCATTGCGAGATTGGGGGCATGCTAGAGATTATGTTGTGTGTATGTGGCAGATGTTACAACAATCTGTCCCGGATGATTTTGTAATTAGTACTGGATACACATGGTCTGTTCGTCAATTTGTGGAGGAAGCGTTTAAAAACGTGAGCATGACAATTACGTGGTTGGGAGAAGGACTTGATGAGGTGGGTATCGATCAAAACGGAATTACGCGTGTTAAGGTAAACACCGTCTTTTTCAGACCCACTGAGGTTGAAGCACTTCACGGCGATTCCACAAAAGCGCGACGTGTTTTGGGATGGACTCCGACCACCACTTTTGAGGACATGGTATCTGAGATGATGTCGAGTGAATTGGAAAAATTGAATTTCTCGATGAAAGAATAAATTATTTTAAAAAAAATGGATGATTCTGATATAGCTTATTTTAATAAAGTGTTCGAATATCGAAATAAACAAAAAGATGACGATCAATGTACACATTACGAGATAGAAGAAAACGGTAAAATCATATGCTTAAATTGTGGAGAGTTGATATCTCAGAATTATATAACATCACAGTACACAACGACCACAAAAAGACGGCGAAAAGTAGAATGTACCATTTACAACGACATACCTGCTTACGTTCCCCAATATATTAAAGACATGACAGTCGATATATATAGACTTACAACACAAAATAAAATATTCCGTAATAACAACAAAAAATCTATCATACTCGCATGTCTTTACGTCGCGTCAATACTAAACAAACAAGATTACGCGTATTCAGATTTATTAGAGATGTTTGAGCTTAGTCCGCACGAAGCAAACAAAGGATTCGAATTTATAACTAAGCATATAAACAAAAACTCTCCATACTCGATTGCTTTCGATATCGAAAAAGAATATACAAACAACATTAAATCGACACTCAAACACCTCAATATGATATCTCTCACGCCTTACGTTTTTTCAGTATTTGAATTAGCAAAAAAAGCCAGATTACTCGATAAATCACAGTGTAAATCAGTTATTTGCGCATGCATCTATTTCTGGATCAAACACAAAAATATCCCCAAATCATGTAAAGAACTAGCGAGCAGTCTTAATATTTCAGATATTACAATCGCAACCAGATATGTCGACGTGAGTGTTGTGGTATTTAGATACATAATGAAACAATTATTTTCAAAACTAATTGATAATGCATACATAATAATGGTTGAAGGTCGCAACAAATACAAAGACTTTCTGAAAACAATCCCTGCGTCGTCTATTTACAACCCAGATATAAAAACCGTCATACACAATCCACGCGATTATAACCAGATCCAAGCCATCAAAAAAGACGTCAGTCTTCCCCTAGACGATGTCACTGATGTCACAGAGTGGAATCTATTATTAGACAAACGATATTACACAACTAACAATGGATTAATTTTCGTCGATGTTTCTATATCCAAAAACACAAGAGATTTGACAATAGATTTTTCAAGATATGATAAGGTAAATGATCAGGATGGGTTAACATTGTTCAAATCAATATTGGAACAAAATTTTAAATGATATTCAAAATGAACTCTGAAAATATTTT